TCTTGCCACTTCTGGATTAACATAGCCATTGTCGGAGACTTACCTGAACCAGTTGGCATACTTACACAAGGGTTCCCTTCCCTTGTGCAGATGAATTGATGGATAGCGTCCATCGCTTCCTGTTGGTATGGTCTGGCTGTAAACCCCATTACATCGGCAATCCCAATTTAGCTTTCTTACTCAGTGATTCAAGTCTGTCTGCTCTCTTCGGGTCAACCTTGCGAATGGATTCAAAGAGTGTGCCGTTGCGAATCTTCTTCTTGAGAGCATACTCCACATTCTGTTTATGTTTGCACTTAGTACAAAAACCATAGGGACGAGGTTTCTGTCCTTTTCTTCTGTAACGAAAAGAGAAGTCGCTTAATGGCTTCTCTTTTCCGCATTTTGTGCAGACTTTCGTTTTCATTACGACACGCCCTCGCGGATTTCGGCACGCTTTCCATCTTCCCACATGATTGCGATTCGGTCGTGAGGAAACTCGGCTGCTGCATACTCAAAAGACTGACAGTGATTCAACACTTCCAACTTCGCCATATCCTCACCATAAATCTCTTTCCATTTCGCAATCAGTTGATCGGCTGGACCTGTCCAGATTGTACGAGAGTCGGATTCGGGATACTTGGATAGCAAGTCAGGTCCATAGTCAACGATGGTAACACCGAACTCTTCTTTAACTTCTCCAACAAGATTGTTAGTTAATCCATTAACTGGAAGCTTCATAAGTTCTTTTGTTGAGAAACCACCCTTGCCAGTTCTGAATGATACATCTTCAAAAACGAAATCAATCCAGTCTTCTCCGCATTCCGATGGAACGAAATCATGCATGATCCCAGGAAGAATCAAATGATCGTCACATGCTTTCCGCTGGTCTTCAATCGAGAGTCCACGCTTATGCTTCTCACATTGCCAGCAAGCATGACCGTCCATAGTAGGAGTAGCATGGCAACACTGACGGCAGTTGATTGATACTATCGTAAGTGTCGGGTCTTCACTTCCTCCACCCCAACACAATTTGTGTGCTGCACACCAAGAGCAAATATAGTAGTCTTCTCTTGTCGAAACTCGTTCAGGAGGAGTGTTTGAAGTGATGATGAACTCAGCATCGCAGATAAGTTTCTTACAGAAAGACTTATCGTATCGAACACGCTCGGAATATAAAGAGTCGTCGTCTTTGTTTTTGGCAAGATACAATGCACGAGTAATTCCCGATAAGTGCATATACATCTGCATTTGAACGTAATGTTGAGGCTTTGCTTTCTGTACGCCTTCTTTCTTCAGCTTGTTGAAAGACTTGTTGTTGTGAGTCTTGAATTCGAGAACGTGCCAAGTCTTCGGTGCTTCAGGAATCCCCAGGGAACAGCCGTCCATGTGGCCTGATAGGTGCCCACCTATCGCAGACACGGCAAATTGATTGCCACTCTCGTCGGCCTCGTGGACGGTGCAGCCGATAGCCCGCAAATCATTTACAAATCGTGCTTCCTCGTGATTTCCTGTGTCGAATAGTCGGTACGTCCTGCCATCTATCGACTCTTTGACACAACCGCGAAACTTGTACCACAGGTATCTAGGACAATCGTGCCCCAACTCTGAACACCCCAAGTAACCTCGGTCTGGCTCGGAATCCCCTCGTTGCTTGTATTGTGCATAGATAGCCTGTACTGTCTGTGAGTCAGTCGGAACGTGTTCGAGTATATCGCTCATTTAGGTTCCTTTACTGAGACAGAAACTTTCTTGGGTGTAACTGTAACGAAAGAGGAAATGAGATTGAAAGCATCCTCGTCATTCTCTCGATACCATTCATATCCCTTTTCGTCAAGTTCACGAGTGGTCTTTACTTTCACTGGTGCCGGTCGGTCAAGTGGTCTCATTGCTGCTTCGATCATGTCACAAGCTGCTTTGTAGTTGAATCCACGTTCAACTGTGACCTTGCTGCCGTCAGGAAGCGTAACTGTCTTCTGGCCCTTTTCGGGTCCAGGAACGAGGACTGCAATCTTCTCTTCAATCTCTATACGCTTCGACTTGTCCTTCTCTTCAGCTTTCTTTGCGTGAATAAGCTGACGACATAGACAGGCGAGAGTGTCAAGTTCTTGAGGTTCCATGATTAACTCCAGGGGTGCAAGCGGGTGAATCATTAAAGTGCGAAGGCTTTACATCCATACGCAACTTGCTAGCAAAATGACTCACCCGCTCGCATCCATGCTAGCGATTGACCTTATAGCTTTCCGCTACGCATATCCGATTATGCGGGGAATATTCAGGCCAGTGATTCTATCGAGCCCAAGGCGGCTTGCCAGCGGCGGCAGTCGGTGCCGGTTGGGTTTGCTGCTGAGTCTGCGGCTGCGTAGTAGGTGTGTACGGTGGTGCTGTCTGTGCAGGACCGCATTGATTTCCACCGCACACACTGTACGTGCGAACGCTGTTATTTTCTCCGTCAACCTTGACGTGAGCAATACACACCTTGTTAAGAAGTTGGCTGGTATCTGAAACAGAAGCCAACCCTACCGCAAGACCGAGAGCGGCAAGGGAACGCAATCCGATTTCGACGCATTGCTGGGAAGGATTTTGAATGTTAATCCTATCCCAAACCTTTCGGTTCTTCGCAGGTCCATCAAGGATGGAAAGTTGCAGTTCAATGTAATGTCCGTCGCCCTTCTTGGTTTGCTTCACTTCGGCCTTCTCGATCACAACAGGATACTTTCCTGGAGGAACGGCGGCGAAGTCCTCGGCAGGCGGAACGGAACCAGTGTCGAAACCATTACCGAAAATCTGTTGCAGATCACTCATTGAAACCTCTCTTCTATTGTTGAGAAACTTTCGTTACTGCGTCCATGAAACTTCCCCAGTTAAGCGGCAACTCTGCCGGTAACTGACCAAACACTCCACGCCCACCGCTTGGATAGGCTGGGTTCTTCCTTGTATAAAGGAAACGCTGACCACCGCTAATGTCGATAGCCTTCCCTTTCTCTTTTCCGAAGCCGATATCCTCTTTGCGAACGACTATCTTGGTGTTGCAGAAGAGGATTACATCGGCCCAACGATACAAAAGCGAAGATGCCTTCTCGTTAATGTCCCATTGCCATGAGTCATAAGATGCACCATCCGGCGAGTCGCAACGCTTTACCTTAACGTGACCGATAAGGATAGAAGCCATATTGCGATCATTCCTAAGTGCATCAAGTGCCTCAGTAAGTTTACGCCAAACATTGACTGCTTCAGTGTATCCTTTTGCATACCCTCCACCTACCTTTTCGATAGAGTCAACTTGACCATTACGTTGGCAAACATCGGCAAACACCAATGCTTCCAACGCAGAAACAGAATCAATGCACACTGTTGAGTATCCATGCTCACCAGAGTACAGAGAGTACAGACATTGCATTGCATCAGATAGGCTCATGCAAGTCGGGAACTGAGCAACCGGAATAGAGTCGATACCCTCTTCTCCCTTAACAGGAATAAAAATCGGAGAATCCGATTGAGAAGCGAATGTACTCTTCCCGATTTTTTCAGTCCCCAGCAAGATGATTCTCGGGGCACGCAATCTCTTCTCAGAAGAGATTGACGAAAGATCAAAAGCCATGATTCACCTATTGGATGATTTCGATTGTGATAACTTCCGTGTTGTGTTCCGGGTCTGGGTCAGAAGCAATAGAAACTGCCGCATCGTAGATCAGATTCATCAATTCAATTCTTATCTCGTTTGCGTGAATCAATGGATCATCAACAAGATGCTCGAACTTCCCAAGGAAGATCGTTTCGTCGCCAAGAGTGGCGTACAGGCCGGGTGATTTTCTCTTCATAATCCTACCCTACAAAGTGAGAAAACCTCTGTCAAGAGGAAACCTTGGATTTTTCTCTGGCAATGATTCTTCGGACTGTTCGGGCTGACCAAGGCTTTTTGCGACAAGGGAGGTAATACTTATTCAAGTCACTTGCTATGCAATTTGAAGCATGATGGCAGTTACGCATTATGTAACGGATAGCTTGCTGCTCTTTTACATCTTCCTCAAGTTCGTCTTTTCCCTTAACTTTTCGGTATCCTATCGGCGGTCGCCCACACCATACACCGTCACGCTTCTTCTTTGCTAGCCCGCTCTTGGTACGCTCTGAGAACTTTTCTCGCTCGAATTGAGCGAACGACGCCAAGATGTTTTGGAACAACCTTCCTTCCGGCGTGCAGCGAAGCGGAGAGCCATCAGCGAACTCGATTGTGCAACCTTTCGATTCTACTTCGTGATGTATCGTGAGAGCAACAAGCATGTCCCTTGCGAGTCGGTCGTTCCGGTCAACAACCAAAACCATTCCATTCTCAAGAAGCCCAAGAGCAACTTGAAGCATCGGCCTATTGACAGTCTTTCCTGATACATTGCGATCAGGGAAATATCCAACAACTTCATATCCACGATTGTCACAATACAATCTGCATCTTTCCTCTTGCTTCTCGCAGGAATCGCAATCCCTTGCATTTGGACGCGGCGAAAATCGAGTGTAGATAATAGCCTTAGTCATGAATGAACTTCCTTATTACTCTGCCATTTCGTTCAAGTCCAACGACATGAGCGGCTGGATAGTCCCTTGCATTATGCGAAACTGGAATAGGGTTACTGTATCCACGCTTGTAGTGAGGATTCTCTGTTTCCCGTATGACTTCATGCGGATATTTGCTGCCATTTTCAAAGTAGCATGACATACAAGGCATTTGCACCATGCCGCCACAGCAGGGACACCGAACCATTGGACCGCTAGGCTCAACTATCTTTACTGGATTCATCAGTAATCTCCTCCCATTTGCAACCTTTCATGCAATAACCGTATGCTGCCGAAAGAGTTTCCAGTATGTCATCTGCATCAATTTCACATTTGCTTGTGAACTTAACTTCATTCGGCAATCCAAGTGAAGATGCAGACAACGGACCATCTGGACCATCGTTGTCATCAGAAGTGTCCCACTCGATATCGAATGCACGATAACGCTTCGTCATGGTCTTTCTCCAGGGGTGATAGAGAGGAAACCGTGTCGGCCTACTGCTCCCCACTGTAAAGAAGAACAACAGCACGGTTTCCGCTCTATCATCCATGATAGAGGGAACAGACTACAACAGGGCATTCAGTTCGTCCACGTTGATCGTGGCGTGCTTTCTGGCGTATGGCACAAGTTTGACACCGGCTTTTCGCAACTTGAACGCTAGTACCTTGACGCTAGAAACTGCCATCCCGGTCGCCTTAGCAAGATCGGCATAGCTAGTACAATCCTTATACGCCAAGACAAAATCCTGACTAGAAACCCGATTTTTCTTCGGATTCATTCCAGG